GCAGACCTTCTGGCGCGGGATCCTCGAGAGCGTCACCGTCCGGAACAAGCAGATAACAGACATCAAATTCAAGGCATAAAAACTTTTTGGCATTTTTTCAAAAAAATGCCTTTTTTCTTGTTGACAGTATACCACTACAGTAGTATACTTATTACAGAAAGAGCAAGAACGACACAAACAAAAGGAGAACAGAAAAATGTACGAAACAGTAAAAACTGTTAAAGGAATCGCAATTACCAGAATGATCGGATCGCGCGGTGTCTACTATATAAACCTCAAAGAGGGTAAAGGTTGGAAAGAGTTCTTGCAGTTTAGATCAATCAAAGCGGCCACGGCCTTCATCGAGGAAAATTACACTGCCCCGACATCATCGCTCTCCGCAGAGATCGTTTCCGCACTGGCTAGATAAAAGCGAGAGAATTTAGAAGCGCTGAGCCACCGGCGAGACGGGCAGAAAGGATAGAACAATGTTTAACTTCAGAGAGATCAGAAGGCTCCCGGCAGACAGACTGAGGAGAATGTGCATCAATTACAACCTCTGCACCAGGATGGACAACGAGGAGTATGACAACTTCCTCAAGCATTACAACAGCCTCCAGAACGTGACCACAAAGGATATCGAGGATTGTGTCCTCATCCTGAAAGAGTGCAGCAAGATACCGTCCGGCATGCAGCCTTCGGACATAGCGTGGGCGATAATCAATGAAGCCTGTATCACAAGGGTCGAGGAGGTCGAGTAATGGCCCTGTCAAGCTGGACGTGCAAGGGATGCACTAACATCTGTTACCGGATCCTCAACGGCGAGGTGTTTACCTACTGTCGACCGGTAATCGAAAAGGGTTCCCACAGGACAAGGTGGGAAGGCGACTTTATCAACTGTCTGGATAAGACGACAGATCCGAAGGCGGAAGATAAACAGGTGAAGCTGTATGGAACATAATGCAGAGGGGAGCCGAAAGGCTCTAATGCACAGGGGAGGTCCCAAGTCCTCCCGGAAAGGATGAGGAGATGACAAAAGCAGAGGGCATCCCTTCAGGGAAGTAATGCACGAAGGAGGTGACGAGAATGGGAAAGGACAGATGGTGGGTGCCTGGAGAGTATGGCGGCGGCTTCACGAACCTGAAAGACGCGAAGCGCTGCGCCAGGGAGGCCAGTAGGGTCAATGAGGGCAGAGCCTCAACGGTATGGCGGATCGAGGACGGATTCTGGTACATTGAATATAAGAACGGCCGGCTCACCTGGGACGGCTGGACGATCAAGAAGGGAAAATGACGATGAGCAAACTGAAAGAGGCTCGCGAGGCTTACGGGATCTCACAGTCCCGTCTCGCCCAGCTGTCCGGTGTCAGCCTCCGGACTATCCAGGCCTACGAGGCCGAAGCCCGGGACCTCAACCTCGCCAGCGGCGAGACTCTATACCGGCTGGCGTCAGTTCTGGGCCTCCAAATCGAAGCACTCCTGGATCCTGAGCGCATACAGCTGCCGGATCTGATTTGAAAAAAAGAGGCCTTTTGGGGAACGCAGACAAAAATCTCCGTTCCCCAAAAGGCTTTTTTGCGTTCCTCAGTTAGTTAGTGCTAACCGCTTCGGGGAACGGAAGGAACGGAGACAAATGGCCAAAATCGGCTCTCCGTTCCCCGCGTATTCCCTTTAGTTATGCGGGTTTATGGCCCCTGAGGAACGGAAGGAACGGAAGGAACGATAGGTATAAAAGTATTTTTAAAAAGGGCTCGTAGGGTATATATAGACCTTATACACAGCGTTATAAAAAGGTTTTGAATTTTGTGCGTTCCTTCCGTTCCTTCCGTTCCTCTTGGTTTTTCTGTCAGTAAAACCCGACAGAAACGAGATGAAATAGAATGGAATAATCAACAGGCGTATATTGATACCAGAGAAGCAGCCGAACAGACCCGGGCTGTGGATTCTCCTGTTTATAATCGGCGACGAAGCTCGGACCTTTTTTCCGCAAGGCCTGAGCTTCGTTGTTTTGTATACATATCGCTAGAAGGAACACACAGAAGAACACACAGATAGTTTGAGGATATGAGAAAAGGTTTACCCCCTCATCTAGAGGGAAAAGGATTTAAGTCTGGAGACGATAACTATACAAGACAGCATCCGGAGCATGCAGTTGAAGCCGGAAAAGCATCGGCTCGGTCAAGAGCGCTAAGTAGTTACGTAAAACTGGATGCGAGTGAAGGCAAATTTCCTTTGGCCCTGGTGAATACTTGGCTTCAAGCTTTAGGTGAGAAACCCGTTACCTGGAGGAAAGCAACTCCCGCTTTTGGGAAGTTCACGTTCTTGAAGTACCGGTCGTATGTGCTAGGAGATATGCGGGCCTTCGAGCTGCTACTTAAACTCGGAGATGAAATGCCAGCAGACAAGATCCAGGTCGCTGTTGTGGATCCGGAAGTGATCGACGAGGTGGAGAACCTACTCAATGACGAGGACTGAGGCTGTCAGACTGATGACCCACAGGCCGGTGAAGATCGGCCACATGCTGGGCTTTAAGGACCTGACAGATCTGCACAACGAATGGATCCGGGACATGGTCACCGGCAAAGGAGACCGGCTCCTGCAGTCTCATCGAAACAGTTATAAGACAACCTGCGTCAGCATAGCGCTCGCGGAGCTTATGATCCTGCGGCCGAGGCTGAGGATCCTGTTTATGCGAAAGACCGGCGGAGACGTCGAGGAGATCGTCGATCAGGTGCAGAGGATACTGACTGATCCGCGCATCTGCTACCTGGCCTCTCAGATCTGGGGCGTCGAGCTCCGGCTCACGACGGCCAACGGCTCCGAGCTCAGGACCAATCTGTCCGAGGACATAAAGGGCACGGCCCAGCTGACCGCGCTCGGAACCTTGGGCTCATTAACCGGCAAGCACTTTGACCTGATCTTTACCGACGATATAGTCACGCTTCTGGACAGAGCCTCACGCGCCGAACGCGAGAGGACAAAAAAGATCTATCAGGAGCTTCACAACATTTTAAACCGCGGAGGGCGTATCTATAACACCGGGACGCCCTGGCACCCGGATGACGCCTTCACGCTCATGCCGGCGCCGATCCGCTGGGATTGCTACAGCACCGGGCTGCTGAGTCCGGAGAAGATAGAAGACCTTAAGGCTCATATGGAGCCGAGCCTCTTTGCCGCGAACTACGAGTTGCGGCACATACCTTCCGACGCGGTCCTGTTCACGAGACCACAGACCGGAGCCAGCCAGGCGAAGCTGATTTACTGCGAATGTCACGTGGACGCAGCCTACGGAGGCGACGACTTCACAGCCTTCACGGCGGCGGCCTACGTCAAGGAAAAAACGACCGTAGAGACCGACGGCCGCAAGGAAGAGAAGATGGTCGACCGATGCTACATCTACGGCAGGCTCTGGCAGAAACACGTTGATGACGTGACGGAGGAGATCGGGAGACTGTACGACCAATTCCTCTGCCGTGAGATCTGGTGCGAGGATAACGGCGACAAGGGATACCTCGGCAAGGCTCTGCGCCAGCAGGGCATGAGGGCCAGGACCTATCACGAGAACACCAACAAGCACATAAAAATAACATCATACCTGAAGGCCGTCTGGCCGGAGGTGATCTTCGTCGAAGGAACTGACGAAGCATACATCAACCAGATCTGCGACTATACGCCGGACGCGGAACACGACGACGCGCCGGACAGTGCTGCGTCTCTGATCCGAAGGCTCTGGAGGCTGTCGCCTGAGAGGATCCCGGAGATCAAGGAACAGCGGCAGATCAGATCGGGAGAGGGAATCTACTCATGAGCTTATTTGACCGTATACGAAGGCGGAGGAGTTCGATGGCCGATATATACAAGATTCTGGGCGAGAAGCCCAAACACTACGACGCAACGGAGCATATGATCGAAGTTTGCCGTCGTGCATACAGAGACAAGCCGGACTGGTACACACAGGACGAGGACGCACGGACGCTGGGCTTCACATCGGAGATCTGCTCGGAGCTGTCCAGGCTGGCGACCATGAACATTGAGATCGCTATCACCGGCAGCGCCCGCGCAGACTGGCTCAAGGCCGTGGTGGACGGGCTGGACCTGCGTCGCTGGGTAGAATACGGCCTCGCCGAAGGGAATCTGATCCTGAAGCCAAACGGCACCGGGATCGACAAGGTCCTGCCGGATCAGTTCCAGATCCTCGACGCAGACGACGCGCAGATCTGGAAGATCGTCTTCTTTGACTGGTACGACGATGACGAAAACGACCAGCACTTCACGCGCCTTGAGTATCACCGGCGCGAAGACGACGGAACCTACATCGTCCGGAACTATGTATTCTCAGGCACCGGCCACGGAGACCTGAAGACCGAGATCCCAATCGAGGCAAGCCCCTGGGTGGGTTTCGCAGAAGAGACAGTCATCACAGGCGCGGACCGGATGCTCTTCGGTCTGTTCCAGGTCCCGTCCGCAAACAACCTGGACATCGGCGCCCCGCTGCACCTTCCCGTTGTTTCTAAGGCTCTGCGCGAGATGCAAGACCTTGACATAGCCTACAGCCGTTTTGCCTCTGAGATCGAAGACAGCTCCCGCACGGTCCTGCTGGACAGCGACCGCCTGCTGCCGTCTGGTGGCAGGGTGAGACTGAGTGCTCAGAACAGCGAGGCCATGGTGTCCGCGCTGAAGCTCCCGAAGTTCATCCGTACGGTGCAGGGATCCGGATCCGAGACGTCTGATATCTATCACGAGATCAACCCGACGCTCAACTCCGAAGAACGTCTGGTCGGGATCCACGAGCTTCTTGACCTTGTAGGCTATAAATGCGGATTTTCGAATGGCTATTTCGTCCTGAACGAGAGGACAGGCATGGTCACCGCCACGCAGGTCGAAGCAGACGACCGCCGGACGATCCAGACAGTGACAGACATCCGGAACAACCTCCAGCACGCGCTGGATGACCTGATCTACGCGCTGGACCGTTTCGCAGACGCATACAGTTATGCGCCGCGCGGCGAATACGAAGTGAACTACGCCTTCGATGATTTGACGCTCAACGTTGAGGAAGACAAGGCCCGCTGGTACGGCTACGTCCAGGCGGGATATGTGCCCTTCTGGAAATACCTCGTTCTCTTTGAGGGCTACACCGAAGAGGAAGCAAAGAAGATCGACACCGAAGCCTACACAGCGCGGCAGCGCGAGATGAGCGTGTTCGGGAGGATTGAAGAATGATCACTGACGAGTACCTGGAAGAGCTGGCGGAAGGCGCGGGCCTCATAGCTGCGGACCTCAGCGACCAGATCATCAGGGAAGTCGTCAGCCGTTTTGTCGCTCGTTTTGCGAGGACGGGGGACATCAGTTTCACTCGCACCGACGTCCTGCAGCTTCAAGTCCTGCAGGAAGCCGGATACCTTCTCGGAGATATCCGGAAACTGATAATAAAAGCCACGCGCGTCCAGGCCCGAAAGATCGACGAGGCTCTGAGGGACGCAGGCATCACGGCTCTGAAGAACGACAACGCGATATATCAGCGCGTCGGCCTTCCGGTGTCGGACCTGTCTCCGTCAATGCTGCGCCTGATTTCGAGGCAGTACGAAGCCACGATGGGCCTCTGGTTCAACTATACAAGGACGACAGCGATCTCGGCTCAGCAAGCATATATAGCTGCCTGCGACAGAGCCGCGAACCTGGTAGCGTCCGGAGCTATGTCTTACACGCAGGCCGTGATGGAAGGTCTGCGAACGATACCGAAGAACGCGGACATGGTCCTGTACGACTCCGGGCACCGTGACACGATTGAGACAGCAGTGCTGCGGGCTGTCCGGACCTCAGCTGGCCAGACGGCAGGGCAGGTCACAGCGATGAGAGCCGCAGAGAACGGCGTCCACCTGATGATCGTCTCGAGCCACATCGGTGCAAGGCCGGAGCACGCGCTCTGGCAGGGCAAGGTCTACTACGTTGACTGGCTGAGCATGAAGATCGCGACAGGAATCGACTATCCCCCGGTGGAAGACGATCCGGTCCTTCGGGCCCAGTATCCGGACTTTGTCGAGAAGACGCAGATCGGAACGGTGATAGGCCTGCACGGTGTCAACTGTCGACACTCGGAGGCTCCGTTCTTCGAGGGCATCAGCCAGAACCCCTTCGAAGAGATAGACGAGGAGGCGAACCTCCAGAAATACAAAGAGACCCAGAAGGCTCGGTCAATGGAACGCGGGATCCGTGCTGATAAGCGGGAGCTCATGGGACTTGAGGAGCTGCTGAAAGTGGCACCGAATAACGAAGAGGTCCGGGAGAAACACGACAAGCTGCTGGGACAGCTGAGGCGGGAGACCTCCCGGTACTACTCATACATGGCCTCCGTGGGGCTAAAGCCACGGGAGATCAGTCTATATGTATAAAACCGTCGAGCCCCCGGGCCCGGCGTTTTTAATTGCCTAGGGGCGAGGCTTAGAGCCCCAGATCAACAACAACTTCATGCCGGTGACGAACCGGCTAATAAATGACGTTAGAAGGAGTTACACATGCAGAACATCATTGAGATCGTCAAGGCTATCCTAGGCATCGAGCTAACGCCGGAGCAGGAAGCTGAGCTGACGAAACAGACCGCCGCAAACTACAAGACCGTCGCGGAGTTCGACAAGAAGATCAGATCGCTGGAGAGCGACAGAGACGGATTCAAGGAACGCGCCGAGGCTGCAGAACAGACGCTGCAGGGCTTCGAGGGCGTAGACCTTGAGACCATGAGGACCCAGCTCGCAGACTACAAGGCCCAGGCCGAACAGGCACAGGCTGAGTTCCAGAGACAGATCGCGCAGAGAGACTTCGACGACGCTCTGACCAAAGCTATGGAGGGCTATAAGTTCTCCAGCACCGCCGCGCGCGACGCGATCATGGCCGAGATACGAGGCAAAGGCCTGAGCCTCGTGGACGGCAAGATCGTCGGTCTGGGTGACGTCATGGACATCATCAAGGAACGCGACGCTGCCGCCTTTGAGCCCGACGAGGGTGATAAGCCGGCCAGGTTCACAGGCAAACTCGGCGGAGGAGACAACGGCAAAAAGTACGCGACCAAAGAAGAGATCCTCAAGATCGAGGATCCAGTCGAACGTCAGCAGGCGATCGGCAATAATCTGCAGCTATTTCAGAACACAGATTAAAAACTAAAAGGAGGCACAAAAAATGCCCGCACCCAATGGAATGACCCTAAATGCTAACGTAGCAGTGACCGCGCGCGAGATCGACTTCGTGACCCGTTTCGCGGCGGACTGGCAGGCTCTTCGTGATATTCTCGGCATCAGCCGTCCGATTGAAAAGGAACCCGGCACCAACCTGAGAGTGAAGAGAGCCTCCGTTACTCTGGCCCAGGCCCCCAGTGAGGGAGAGGCTACAGACTACTCCCAGGCAACAGTCGACGAGGAGATCATCGGCCAGATCAACCTTGAGAGATACAAGAAGGGCGTCACCCTTGAGGCTATTGTCGATAAGGGATATGACAATGCCGTCGCAGCCACCGACGAGGCCTTCAGGTCTGAGCTTCTTGGCCAGATCCTTGACCGCTTCTATGCCTTCGCGAACAGCGGAGAGCTGACCAACGTACAGAGCACCTATCAGCTGGCACTTGCCATGGCCAAGGGCTATGTCGTTGACAAGTGGAAGACCATGCACAAGAGAGCTACCGAGATCGTCGGTTTTGCGAACGCTCTCGACGTCTACGAGTATCTTGGTACCGCGAACATCACGATCCAGAACCGCTTCGGCTTCGAGTATGTCGAAGACTTCCTTGGCTATCGTGTCCTCTTCCTCTGCGGCTCCAGCGAGATTGCTAGAGGCAAGGTCATCGCGACCCCGATCGACAACATCGTCGATTACTTCGTAAATCCGGCCAACGCTCAGTTCCAGCGCGCCGGCTTCAACTACAGAACCGACGGAGAGACCAACCTCATCGGCTTCTATGTTGATCCCAACTATGACTACGGCGCCACCGACGCTTTCGCCCTCCTGGGTCTCAGCCTGCTCGCTGAGTACATCGACGGAATCGCAGTCGTGGAGTATATCCCCGCAGCCTCTCAGGCTCTCAGCACCCTGACCGTGGCCTCCGTAGCAGGCACCGCAGCCGCCGGAGACACGATCCTGAGCGTATCCGAAGACCTCGCAGCTGGCGGCAGACTCTATGCTAAGGCAGCAGCCAGTACAGCTCCCTCCGCTCCGGCTTTCGGTGCACAGCTTGACAGCACCTGGACGCTGATCCCTGCCAGCGGACTCTTCAAAACGACTAACGGCTACAAGGTCCAGGTCGTCGAGGTCAACGGCACCGGCCAGGCAATAGCTGCAGGATCCGTGACAGTCGTCGCCAAGACCTGATGGCGGCCTGCAAGCACGTCTGGCAGGGCGGACCTGACGGCGTGACATGCAAAGAGTGCGGCAAACATCTCACCCATGACGAGTACATGGCCGAGATCGCGCCAACTCAAAAGCCCGCGGCCAAGAAGGCCACGAGCAAAAAGAAATAACCTCCCAGGCAGGCCCGGGATCTTTCCTTTCACATTTTTGTGTTTCTTTATCCCCGGGCCTGCATTTTAAGAACCTTAAGGAGACAGGCGACGTGTTAGTTAGTTATGCAGAGTTTATAGCGGTCTACGGATCCGACGCCCTGACCCTGACGGCGTTCAACCGATTTGAATTTGATGCAGAGGTGATTCTGGACGACTGGACCACAGGGATCGACGGAGTGCGTAAGCTGCGCGTCGCCTTCCCCACTGACCCGATCGACGTGGCAGCGATTAAGCGCTGCGTGATCGAGCTGACAAAGGCATCGGCGGATATAGATAACATCGTTCAGCTGTCCGCCTCCGGGGACGGCGGCATAGTAGCTTCCAAGTCCTCCGGATCCGAGTCCATTTCCTACAGAAACGATACCTCCGCGTTGCTTGCTGCGGCGAAAGACGCCGACATCCGTGAGGCCTATATCGGGATGATCGTCCGAAGGTATCTCTCCGGCAGGTCTGACGCAAACGGAGTTAATCTGCTTTACGGAGGAGTCTATCCGCTGAGAGGAGTGATCGTCTAATGGACATTTACCAGCACACGGTCACGATCTTCTGCCAGCACAACGGCGCCTGGACGGGACACGTCCTGCACGGTGTCGATCTGATAACTGACCGGGCCGCGATCATCGCGCGCTACGGTGCAGACTGTCAGGACCGGGCGAAGCTCCACATCAAATACGCCCCAGGTGACAAGATCAACGGACTGACATATGTCAGGCCGGAAGACTACACCGGGGCAGAGCAGACTTTGACCTTCGCGACGGGGAACGAGTTCTCGTTCTTCTTCGACGGAGAGGCGGATATTCTAAGCGCCGACGAGGCTGACTACCTCGACGGCTTTTTTGATTACATGAACCGGCGCGGGAGCACGTACATCGTGACCTCGGCGGCTCAGTATTATGTGATCCCACACTGGGAGATCGCGGGGAGGTGATCTGATATGGCGGAGCTGAAGCCTATAAGGATGACCGGCCCGAACGGGACGGAAGTCCGGCTGACCGTCAGCGGCCTGAACGCTGACCTAAAGAAAGCGCAGTACTGGCTCGACAATCAGGTCATGACCGACATGATCCCCTACATGCCGATGGACACAGGGACCCTGATACAGAACACGGTCTCAAGATCCAGAGCGCTGGCAGGCTCCGGCCTTGTGTGTGCAGCTGCTCCGCCGTATGGCCGCTACCTCTATGAGGGCAAGGTCATGGTAGACAGCAAGACAGGCAAAGGCGCGAGACGGATCATGCTCCCGACAGGTGAGATCATATACCGGCACCGCAAAGGCGCTCGGCTGGTAGCAACGGACCGGGACCTGAAGTTTCAGAGGCCCGGCGCCGAGGCTCACTGGTTCGAGGCCGCACGGCGGGATCACTTCGAGCAGTGGGTCGAAGGTGTCCAGAAGATTTTAGGAGGCTGATATGGCAGACAACTCTAATACCCCTATTCTGCAGGACGTCGACGGCTACGAGGTACTGACCGAGGCGATCATGACCCTCGTCAATGAATACCCGGGACTCCCGGAAGGCGCGGAGATCAGCTTCGCGACGCTTTCAGAGACGGCGGGGATCGCGCTCTTCCCGCTCAACGGAGCGGTGATAGAGAGGCAGACCAAAGACATCTGGGGCCTTGTGACCCAGATCTGCGTGTATCCGTTTATCGTCTACTACAGGACAGGGCACCCAACCCCAGCCCGCAGGGCAGCAATCAAGGAGCTGCTGGACAGCCTGGGCCGGTGGCTCGAAGGTCAGACGATCTCCGTCAACGGTACTGAGTACAAACTCACCGCATATCCGGATCTGACCGGCACTCGCCGGATCAGGTCCATAGCCCGCACAGCTCCGGCTTATCTGGCCGAGACTGACGAGAGCGGGACAGAAGACTGGGCCGTGTCCATCTCGGCCCGATATACTAACGAATTTGAAGGAGGGCTTTTAAATGCCTGATATCACTTTTAACACCAGCCCAGACGTTACTCTTGACAGAGAACTAATGCTGGCGTATCTCAACACGGGAACAAAAGCGCAGCCAGTATGGTCACCTCTCGGCAAGAGAGTTTCCGATTCTTCTATCTCCATTGACTGGGGCGTGGAAACTTCAAAGGACATTCTCGGCAACACCTGGGGTGATATGCAGAAGCCTACCATGACACAGAGTTTTGACCCGTGGAATATCACAGGCGGTGACCCGGCCGCAGTCAAACTTTGGAACCTTGCTATCAAAGATCATGACGTGGCGCAGCTGTCTGCTCTGGACGTGCTTATCGTCCACAAATACGCCGGCACAGCTAGTTCTGCTATGTTCGCTGAAAGATATCCCTCTTCTGCTATCGCGGTCACAGGACTGGGTGGCGAAGGTGGTGGACGTCTGTCCATGCCTATTGAAATCACTTACGGTGGCGAAAGGGCAACAGGCACAGCGTCTATCAACAGCAGTGGAGTAGTAACTTTCACGGCGGGGTAATTGTGACCGTGACCTACAACGTTAACGGCGGAGTGGGTGCAGTTACCTATGGGTTTGCAACAAAGGGGCAGACTTACACGGTACAGTTCGACGTTATCCCGACTAAAAGCGGTAAGACGTTTGACGGTTGGGCTAACTCGGCAAGTGGCGCAGTTGCTTATACTGCAAACGGTACAAAGACCTTTACGGCTAACGCAGATAAGACACTATACGCACACTGGGTATAAGACAGAGGGGCTGGAAACAGCCCTTTTTTGTCATATTGGGAGGAAGAAATGGAAATCAGTGTAAATACTGGCATAAAGGAATTCAGTCTTGCCGGCAAAGTTTCAGTGTTCTTCAATCCGTCGGACACTTCATTTGCACAGAAGATTTTTGACGTGTTCATGGCACTTGAAGACAAGCAGAATGAATATATCGAAAGAATAAAAGAAATCGGGGAGAATCCGGAAATATTCACCGTTGGCAAAGAAATGGACGCAGAAATGCGCGGAGCGATCAACGGCATATTCGGCATAGACGTCATCACTCCGCTGATAGGCGACTGTAACGTGTATGCACTTGCTGACGGTATGCCTATATGGGCGAATCTGCTGACAGCTGTTATCGACGTAATGGACGAGACAGTAAAGGCAGAAACAAAGAAAAGCAAAGAAAAGATAGATAAATACACGAAGAAATATCACAAATGATAAATTACGGCCTGCCAAAGGCTGTCGAAATCAATGGAACGGAATACGACATACGCTCGGACTATCGTGCAATTTTGGATATCGTCGAAGCCTTGAATGACGTGAATCTAAACGCAAGAGAAAAGGCATACGTCGTGCTGGAGATCTTCTATCCCGACATTGACGATATGCCTTATGACGATATGCAAAAAGCAATAGAAAAGTGCTTTGAATTTATCGACGGCGGTAACAGACGCAAAGAAGGGAACGCTCCGAAAGTCGTTGACTGGTCGAAGGATTTTCCCCTCATCATAGCGCCGATAAATGCCGTTGCCGGGCGTGAAATACGTGCAGATGAATATTGTCATTGGTGGACGTTTCTAGCGTACTATAACGAGATAAGTGGCGACTGCACGTTTGCACAAGTCGTGCGTATTAGAGATAAAGACGCAAGGGGCAAATCACTTGACAAAGACGAGCGTGAATGGAAAATGCGAAATCTTGAACTGGTGGAAATGCCGTCGCAGTACACAGACGAAGAAGAAGAAATACTAAAGATGTGGGGTGGAATGAATGGCTGACGGCGAAGTATTAATCCCCGTAAATCTTCAAATAGACGAAGCACAGAAAAAACTTGAAGCACTTGCAAAGCAAGGCGCAAAAACTAAAGTCGACATAGGATTAAAAGCGACAGAACTAGAAAGAGCGAGACTGGAGCTTGAACGCCTAGAAGAAACATACAGCAAATTGCAGACGCAAGTTGGCGGTATGCAAAGAGTCGTCAACGGCAAAGTCGTTAGGACTGACAGTTATGACGCCGATGTTATAAGGCAGTTTGGCGAGATAGGAAGTCAGCTAAGCGGACAGCGTGAAGTCGTCGCACAATTGGAAGACGAATACGATAAGCTGAACGCACAGCTGGAAGACACGCTGACAAAGATAGCTGAATTAAGCGGTAGCGGACAGAAAAGTGCCCTGCAAGTGTTTGCGGATAGATTTCAGCAAGGCGCTGAACAGATAGGCAAAGGCAGTAACACGCTGGGAAGACGTCTTGCCGGACTTGCTAGACGAGTATTTGTCTTTTCTGTCGTGACAAGTGCCTTGAGAAGTGTGCGTACAGCATTTGCATCTCTCATTACGTCGGACGACGTCCTGAACGAATCTTTGCAGCAGTTAAAAGGCAATCTGCTGACGCTTGCCGCTCCGCTGGTAAACGTACTCATTCCGGCATTTAGAACGCTGGTGGCGGTTGTTAATTTGCTCATACAGCAGATAGGATCTTTGATATTCTCAATATTCGGTATCAACTGGGGCGACGCCCAGGCGTCAGCAAAGAACATGGCGAAGTCGTTTGGCGCTTCTGCCGGCAGTGCAAAAGAGATCCAGAAATCACTTGCTGGCATAGATGAAATAAACCGTCTCGATTCGCCGTCAAGCGGTGGCGGTGGTGGCGGTGTCGGCGGCGGTGGACTGTCATTTGATACACAGCAAATCACAGACAAGCTTCTTGAAATAGAAGCAATAGCGCTAGGTGCAACGTTGGCGCTGGGTGTCATACTTGTGATGACCGGCGCTAATATGCAGTTGGGCCTAGGGCTTATCGTTCTTGGAGCGCTGGGCCTTGTGTCCGAAATGAAAGCGAACTGGAACTCGGCGTCGGATAGAGTAAGAGACACGTTAGGCACGATAGTTGCTATCGCAAGCGGTATGCTGTTGGCACTGGGTATTTTGATACTTGTGACAACGGGAAGTAACCCGAAGGCGTTCGGAATCGGTCTTGCGCTGGCGGTCGCCGGAGTGGCTGGTATAGTGAGCGCTTTTGCTTTCTCCTGGACAGACACGTCGGATAAGGTAAAGACGATACTGACGAAGCTTGGCGGCGTTATCGCCGGCGCTATGCTGGTGCTTGGCGTCATGTTCATGCTTGCCGGCCCGGCTACATTCGGCAAAGGTCTTGCGCTGGTTGCTGGTTCAATCGGCGTTGGTGCGTTTGCTTTCAAGTTTGACTGGATAGCGGAAAACGTGAGTAGCGTCTTTTCAAAAGTCAAAGATATCGCTTCACGGTTTGGCGAATGGTACAGAACCAAATACGGTGAAGTCAAAATGGACTTCTTTAGCGGTGTAACTGCTATGGGAGATAAGTGGAAAGCGTTTACTGAACTGCTCCGTGAAAAGCTCGCAAATGCGTGGGCGAAGATCAAACAAGCTTTCACCAACGGCGGTGAGATATTCGGCGGTATTAAAGACGGCATATCGGAAACGTTTAAGCGTATCGTCAATGGGCTAATAAGCGGAATCAATGCAGTTATCGCAGTGCCGTTTAGGGCAATTAATAATGCGCTGGCGAGAATACGTGATATCAGCATAGCGGGTCTTACACCGTTTGCTGGAAGAATATCGCTTATCAGTATTCCGAAAATACCGCAGTTAGCACAGGGAACAGTTGTACCGCCTAACAGACAGTTCCTTGCCATGCTGGGCGATAACAAGACTGAAACAGAGGTCGTTTCTCCGTTAAGCACAATGAAAGAAGCTTTAGCAGAAGCATTGGCCGAAAGCAATCAGCACATAACGGTAAACATAGACGGCAGACAGCTGTTCGATATCATAGTCGGACAGAACAACGCAGAAGTGAGAAGAACGGGACAGACCCCGTTAATGGTGTGAATATGGCGACAGTATTAGACAAAGTAACATACAACAACGGCAATCCTGTTTACACTCCGTTCCCAACGCCCGTTGAAGTGGCATACACGCTATCGACTATGGACGCTTCTTCTTCAGGCCGAAATCAGTCGGGACTTATGTTCCGTGATGTGATAGCAAACAAAGTTAAGATTCAAGTCAAATGGGGAGCGTTGAGCGAAAGTCAAATGTCGGAGATATTAAACTTGGTAGACGCTCCGTTCTTTGATCTGAGATATCCTGACGCAAAGCTAGGCGCAAAGAGGATCATGACGTGTTACGTGGGCGACAGAAGCACGCCAATGTACAGACAGGACAGTGATTCATCCTGGAAGTGGAAAGACTTATCAATCTCGTTTATTGAGCGTTGATGAGCGATTCAGAGGGGTAACATATGTATAGTGGATTTAGCACAATGACCGCCGAAGAATGGGGCGAAGCAGTCACAAACGCTGGGCGGTATGTCAAGACAAAATGCGTCTTTAACGGTGTTACGACGCTATACGGTGACGGTACGGACGGTTCTGTTGTGTCGATTAAATTCGACGAGCAAATGGAATCGTCCAACGGTCTTTCTATGGGCGGTACTTGTTCCTCACAATGTAAGGTGGAAATAAGACAGCCTAGTACACCCATAAATCTTGCAAACTGCACGTTTGTTCCGTATGTTGGATTAACTTACAACGGTAAGACGGAATACGTGCCACTGGGCGAATTTTTTGCGGTAAGCGCTGATTCTAACTCCAACAGCGGGACTGTGTCGGTAGTCGGTTACGATAGATTCTCTAAACTCATGGAGAATTATGAACCGACTATCGCTTTCCCCGCTACCACGGCAGCAATCATGAATGATCTGAAAGCCAATCGCTTCACGTTCAACGGTACTGTCACAGAGAGAACATTAGACACGTATTTCGTGGGAACAGTCAAAGACTGGATAGGCTGGCTGGCTGGGCTGGAAGGGTGCAACGCAAGGTTCGACAGAAGCGGGAATCTTGAATTTGTCTATTACGACAAAGGCAATATTGATTATTCCATTGGTGACGACCAGCAGTACATGAACGGGCTGGCGACGTCTACAGTCGGGGCAATCACGATTAACGCTTTGATATCGGGTACAGAAGAATCTCCGCTAACAAGCGGAACAGGCAGGAGCGTCACGTTCAACAATCCGTACATGACGCAGACGATACTCGACGGGATATTGTCGAACAAGTTTGGCTTATCATACAGACCGATAAAGCTCGAATGGCGCGGAAATCCAGCATTACAGTGCGGTGACAGGATCACAGTCACACACGGAAACGGCAGTGACATTGTGCTTGTTATGGCGCATTCGCTTTCCGTGGAAGGCGGTATGCAAGATACTTTACACTGTTACGGACAGAGTGACGCACAGCTTGCGCTGGATAAAACGCCGACAGAGATTAAAATAGCAAACGCATACAACGCCTTGCAGACAGCAATACAGGCCACAACGGAACTGATAGCGGGCACACAGGGCGGTGTTTTTGAAATAACCGAAAGCAACGGAATTAACACAGGTTGGCTGATCAAGGAATCTTCTGCTCCAAACTATAGCGGTAACGTTATAGTGGCAAATTACAACGGCATAGGATTCTCAACAGACGGCGGTGCAACATACGGCACGGCAATTACGACAGACGGACACATCAACGGGCAGTACATCACGGCGCATTCAGTCGACGTTGAGGCTCTCTCAGTCGGCAACTCAAGCGACCCATTTAGCAATTATGTGTACATCGGCAGACGCAGACCAGGCGACGATACGACGGACATGGTGGTGCGTATCGGGGTAGCTTCACAGGCGACTGTACAAGAGATGAGAGGAAACAGGACGTCGATATTCAAAACGTCTGATATCAACGACTATATCAACGGGTCTTTGACTGACGCACAGCTGGACGCTAAAGCGCTTATGTATTACAGCGATACAGACTATGTTCTGCTGAATCTAGGATCGTTTAGGATAGGCGATATGCTCATGCAAGCACAGGCTAACGGCGGTGTTAAGTTCATTAAAGCGGGGTAAACAATGGCATTAACGAAAACGATCTCGGCAAGTCAGCGCGGCTTTACGTTAAGTTTTATTCTGATGCAGACCCCGCAGATAGAAACGAATACCAGCGAGATACTATGGGAATTAAGACTGACGTGCAACAGCACGACATACGCCTTTGATGGTTACGGTATCGGCTGGAGCGCATACATCGGTTCAGCGCAAGTTGCATATCATAACCGATACACTTCGGACAGATATACGCTACTTCATGCTGGTGACTATATCACGTTGCAGTCGGGTACATACACAGTCAATCACAACGCCGACGGCGCATTAACAATAAACGTCAGCGCAAGCATGACAATGGCGTCAAGCCCATACGGTGCCGGCGATATCAATATCAGCGCTTCGCCGTGGACATTAGACACGATACCGAGAGCGTCCAGCATGACGTGGACGACGCTTAACATCGGGTCATCGGTAACGTTCGCGATAACAAGAGCGTCAAACAGTTTTACTCATAAATTGACGTACACGTACGACGGAAGTACGGGAATTATTGGAACGAATCTGGGGACATCAGCGACATGGACGATACCAAGTTCATGGCTGACGTCTTTGCCTAATTCGGTACAAGGTGCCGGATCATTCACGCTGACGACCTACAACGGAACAACGGAAATCGGCAGCGTCACATACAACGTTGCTTTTTTAGTTCCGACAAATATAAAACCAGCCATTAGTTCCTTCTCGGTCACGCCGTACAACTCAAATGCGTGGCTGGCAAGCAGAAACCTATGGGTAAGTGGTTTTACGCAAGCTGACGTATCCATCAGTGCAACAGCGGGAACAGGCTCAACGATGAGTTCTTACGCTGTTACGGGCGATATAACAGGCAATGCAGCGTCATTTAGAAGCGACATATTATCCTCTGGAGTAAAAAACCTAATAGCGACGGTCGCAGATAAGAGAGGACGTACAGCGACAGCGTCGCAGAGCATTACAGTTCAGCAGTATTCACAGCCGGCCGTCACGCAGCAAACCGCTGTAAGAGGAACATACAGCGGCGGAACGTGGACGGACGCTGAAGACGGCACAGACATAAAAGTCACAGCAACGGCGGTCGTATCATTAAGTGAAAATGCATGCGCCATACATATCACTTGCAATGGTGAAGAAAAGATCATAAACGGGACAACCGGTACGGTCTATTTCCTCGATACGTCGAATGAGCAAGTATACGACGTAAATCTTTGGGCTGTTGACAGTTTAGGAAGTGTCGGCGCTACTTCAACGATTAAAGTTGGAACAGCTGACGTGTCATTTTCATGGCAGTACGACCGTATCGGTATAGGCAAGGTCGCACAGAAAGCCAAACATTTCGAAGTGTCTTATAGGCTTTCAGCTGAAGGTGACATTGACGTTGGGGGGATAACGCTACCCGACGAAGAAGAAGCTGGATATTTCATAAAGATGAAGCCGGACGGAAGCGGTCTTGAATGGGGCGGGCAGAACGTCGCTGGTGGTGAATTTAGAGCAGACTATAATCCCGACACGAGCGAGATAACACTATGGGCGGACTTCGCTACTCCCGTTGAGTTTGACTACAACGAACTGACTTCGATCCTGTCGATAGGAACGGACAGCGAATCAGAATTCCTCGACAAGGTCTACCCTGTCGGCTCGATATACATGTCGGTCAACAGCACCAACCCCGGCACATTGTTCGGGGGAACATGGGAACAGATACAAGACACGTTCCTGTTGGCAGCGGGTTCGACATACGCTGCCGGGTCAACAGGCGGTGAAGCGAAACACACGCTGACAACAGCAGAAATGCCAGCACACAGCCATGTCGTTACAAGGGCGACTACCTCATACGCATCAGGTCAGCAGAGCTCTTGGAGAGCATTGTCTTGGAGCGGAACGAACCATGATTATAACGATGTAGTCAGTTCTGAATCGAGCGGAAGCGGTAATGCACATAACAACATGCCGCCTTATTTGTCGGTATACGTTTTCAAGAGAGTTTCTTAAAGGAGATAAACATGGACTTAACAAATGTGTGCCCGCAGCAGAACTTAGTCCTTGTGAAACAGGGCGAGTATGGAATGGACCTTTCATATGATTATTCGTCATGGGTCGAGGAGTTCGGTCCCGGTTCTGTCGGATGGACTATACAGAGGAGTGCCGATCCCGGTGCGTATCCTTTGGCCCAATGCAGAACGAAAAGGTCTGCATTGGGCCGAGTTTGCAGAACATGGCAGAAGCTCCGAACGCATGGCAATCATACATTGATATGGTTCACAGAGATGCGGAGAAGATAGCGAATGTAACTGCAACGGCCGAAATTAATCCCGAGCCAGACAATCCGAGCGTAGAAGTGACGAAGGAAGAAACAGACACGAGCCTTGAACTGAATTTCCTTTTCAAGGGTCTGATTCCGAACATTGAATACGACGAAGAAACTGCGATCATGACGATCTCATATGAGATTATTGCTTAAAGGGGGGCAACTAAATGGCATCAAGTGTAACTATAAAAGCCGCACCTTTACCGAGGGGAGAATATTCCTCATCTGCAACATATGCCAAATTAGATGTTGTGTCATATAACGGTTCTTCCTATATGGCAATTAAAGCCGTGCCGACAGGGACAGTACCGACCAACACAACATATTGGCAGTTACTTGCAGAGAAGCCGACTATCGGTGAAGGTTCGATCACAACTAACATGCTGGCAGACGGCTCAGTAACCTATGAAA